AGCGATGGCTTGCTGGCCGAGCTTGATTCGACCACTACCGTAAGCGCGACCGCAGGAAACGATTATTTCTCTTTGACCGGAAGTGGGTCTCAGTTTTCCACGACGGCGAATTTCTATGCGGGCGGTTACATCGTTTTCACCGATGGCACGGGTGCGGGTCAATGTTACCGCATCAAGAGTCATACCACGGCAAGTTCGGATAAGATCACTTTTTATCTGTACGATGCCCTCGTTACAGCACCCGTGGCGGCGACCGGTGTTATGATCGTCGGAAATCCGTTTGGGGCCGTTCTTACGGCGGATGGCACCAGTTCAGGCGCAGCAACGGATTCTTGGGTTGTTGGTGTTAATCCAATCGCGATTACCAGTGGATATTACTTTTGGATGCAGACGCGAGGCATCGCGGCGGTTCAATTTGACGCAGATACCACCGCTGCTCCGCATTACGGAATGGAGCTGGTGATGAGCGATGCGCACGACGGCCTTGTTGAGGCCAAGCTGGACGCACATGATGGATACCAGACAATCGGACATTATGTGGGTTCAACTGGCGACGATAATGAGTACGTCGCAGTGCACTTGACGCTTGAATAAACCAAGAAGGAGAGAGAGCTTCGGCTCTCTCTCCTTTATTTCACACACAACGGAGATATTATGGCCGAGAAGAAAGCACCCACAGAGAACCAGGAGGGGTCCACGGCGGTTGACGAGCTGGTGGGCATGATCCAGAAAGCTGGCCCCGAGGCACAGAAGGCGATGCGAGAAGCATTGGGTGTGGGCGGGGCCATTAAGAAGTCACCGCCTACCCAGTCCAACCAGGACGCCAAGCGCATTGCGTATTCAGTGGGCGAGATCGTGCAGCCGGAAGGGTTTCAGCCGAAGGCATCACAGGCCAAAACTGAAGAAGGATCGGAAGCTGTGGCCGAATGGCTGGCGCAGTGGAACCAGAGAAACAGCAACCCGTCCAGCCAGGCCGAAGAGTACGCCGACATCGCGCAGATGTAGATGGCCGAGAAGTTCAAACAGATACAGGCGGCATCCTTGTCTGGGGATGCTGCCACGTTGGGCACGATCCAGGTTGAGACCATCGTGTTGGGGTCGTACGTCACTCTCGCAAATTTGACGACGACTGAACGAGATGCCCTAACAGCCAGCAATGGCATGGTTATCTACAACGCGTCGACCAATAAGCTGCAAGCCTACGAGAATGGCGCGTGGGCAAATCTGATTTAACCGGGGGAAAGTGGGAGACTGAGCGCATGAGGTGACACTAACTGAAGCCTACACCATGGCGTTAAAACGGGTGGGCTTGGACGAAACCAGCACTACGTTCAAGGACCAGATGCGGCTCTACCTCAATATGGGGGCCAAAGAGCTGGGTGCACTGGCGGACTGGTGGTGGTTGTATAAACAGGGCACGCTTACCACGACGCATACCGTAACGGTGAAAAACATTTCCGGGGGCTCGTTTGCCGTTGGAAATACCATTACGGATGGTACCAATTCTGGCACCATTGCCGCGTCCTACGATGTGACCAACGCGCCAACCATCATCCACTACACCACGTCAAAAACGACGGATTTTAGTGGCACTCTTTCCGTTGGTGGTGGCCCCTCGTCCACCGTTGTTTCTGATGTCGTCACGCGCCAGTATCAACTGGCCAGTGATGTATTGTCTCCCTACAGCTGGCGCGACGAAACGAACAACCGAGTCCTGACCATTGCCAGCTGGGACGAAATGGATGAAGCCGACCCCGATCAAAACGAGACGGGAGATGCCCGCTGGATCATCCCGGAGGGCGCTGACTCCAACACGGGGTACCAGCTGGTGGCTGTGTTCCCGCTGCACGATACCTCCAATGAAACTTTCCGCTACCGGTACTACGCCTATATCCCCGATTGGACATCCGACGATGACTCCACCGCACTCGACGGATGGATTCCGCAGCCGCTGCAACCCGCACTTGTTTACACGGCTGCGGCGCTGTACCAGCAGGAAAAGGGGGATGACGATGGCGCACAAATCAACCGACAAGAAGCAGACCGACAGGTAGACCGTGCCCTGCGTGTAAACTCACGCATGTGGGGCAATCGCCATCGCGCCCGCAGCCACAAGTTTGGCGGCGGTAGTGCCTTCGGGTTTTTCGTGCAGGAAGGATCGCTAAGTGCCTAATGGCTATTGACGGCGATGCCATTGTTCATGGCCCATGGACTGCCGGTGCAGTCTACAACCTCCCGCCAGAAAACCTGGAAGAAGACCAGTGCACCGATACGATCAACGTACGGATTGGGCAGGCAGGGGAGTGTGAGAAGCGCACCGGGTCCGCTAACTATGCTGGGAGCCAACACGCCATTTCCGGCGATCCCAACGTCATGCTTGCGGGGGAATACCGCGAGTCTTCTACGTCGCAGCCAGTGTTTAAGGCCGCCGGAGCAGTGTTCTGGGAGTACTCCGGGTCAGCATGGAATGACCGCACCAATAGTCAGACAATCACTGCCGATAAGCCGTTTACATGGGTCGGGGCCAACGGCACGCTGGTTATCACCAACGGCACAAATGCCCCGCTAAAATGGACGGGCACGGGGGCAGGACTCGCCTTGCTCGACGTGGATAGCCGGTTCACGACAGCCCAGCACGTGGCCTTTTGGGACAACCGGCTGTGGATGGGCAACACAAATGCCAACACAGACCGACTATGGCGGTCTGACCTGGGCGACATCGAGACCTGGGGTGCCACGTCTTTCTACAACCTGGGCAGTGACATCACCGGGCTTGTGCCGGTGGCAGACTCGCTGGCCATTCACACAGCAGACGGCATCCACACGCTGACGCCTACGGGCAACGCCACGATCCCGTACCAGCTGCAACAGCAGACCCAGCAGGCTGCGCTATCGGGCCGCAGCGTTGTGACGGTTCCTGGCAACCGGCAATTCTTCGTAATGCTGGAAGGGGTGTACGAGTGGGATGGCGTAGAGAACGTGACCAAGGCATCCATTGACCTGGACGAAGGATATTGGGGCCAGCTCAACCCCGCTGCCCTGAAAAACAGCTTTGCCATCTATTACCGGCTCAAGAACGAAATATGGATATGGCTGCCGTTTGGCGCTTCGCAGACCAACATGAATGACATCATGGTCTACAACGTGGAAAAGGAGCGCTGGCATGGGCCATTCCGTGGCCAGACTAACACCACATATTACGAGCGAGCCTGTGCGGCGATGATTAGCAACAAGCCACACGCAGGAGATTTTATTGGCGAGCTTGTGGATCACGACCCGGAAGTTTACACGGATGTGAATGACTCCTCAACGGCTGCCATTCATGCTTCGTTCACGACCAGCGCCAAGGCACCAGAGGGTGAAGAATCCCGGCTCAGATGGCTGTTTGCACGCAACTACTTCGACTCAATTGGCGCGTTTGACATAAAGCTACAGCAAGTGTCATCTGGGATCGTCGGCCAGACCCAGACCGTCACACAGCAGGGTGCGGGCTTTGACCTGAACACGGATAGGCTGGGCACAGGCAAGCTGGGAAGCGTGCGCGTCCTGTCTCGTGATTCTGAATTGAGTGGCTATGATCCCCATTCATCCATCACGGTATCGCAGAACGTCTCAGCTGAATGGTTTCGAATACGAAGGATCGTTCAGGTCTACAAGGATTTGGGTATCAAGCGCAAGCGGAAAGCAGGAGTTCAGTAATGTCAACAGGCTCGTTTTTAAACCAAGGAAATCGACGCGGCACCGAGTCCCAAAACCCCTATTTCAAGCTGGGAGATCCAATCCCTCGACAAGGGACTCGTCAAAGCGAGCCGTTTCAAGACATTACACAAAGGGTCACGTTTGAAGCGAATATCGCGCCCGAGCTGCGGCAATTCGTTGACAGTGCGTCTCAGGCCGCCACGGACATTTCGGGCTTTAGCAATTTTCAAACGCCGCCACAGTGGAATCCGTTTGCAGCAGGGGTGACCGAGACCGGCAAAACCATTGGGGCGTTTCCCGGCCAGATAGGGACCGCACAAACCGCAGCAAAAGCTCTCGACAAGACGCTAAGCGGCGCATTGCGGTCTGCCAAGGGTTTGACGGAGGGTTCGTTCAGCGGGCAAGCAGGCGTCATCCCTGAAGCTATTGGCCTTACCGGGGACCTAAGCGCTGAGCTGGGCAAGATTACGGTACCCGACATTACGCCCGACGCCATCCTGCCGAGCGAGGGGGCTCTGGCGACGGAGCTGGGAACACGCGCTCCCGACCCGTTCTTAGCGACCCAGTTTATGCCGGGTCGTGACGCGTTGCGTACCGAGCTATTGGCGAACCGACCCGATGCGTTTGGCGCAGCCGCGTTTATGCCAGGACGCACCGCCTTCGGCAAAGAGCTAATTAGGACACAACCAGAGGGATTCCTCGCAAGCGACTTCATACCAGGACGTGCCGCCTTGCGCACCGAGTTACTTGGGGAACGACCAGAGGGATTCCTCGCAAGCGACTTCGTGCCAGGACGTCCCGCCTTGCGCACCGAGTTACTTGGGGAACGACCAGAAGGATTCCTCGCAAGCGACTTCATACCAGGACGTGCCGCCTTGCGCACCGAGTTACTTGGGGAACGACCAGAAGGATTTGGAGCAAGCGCATTCATGCCGGATCGTGACGCGTTGCGCACCGAGCTACTTGGGGAACAACCAGAGGGATTTGGAGCAGCCTCGTTTATGCCAGGGCAAGACGCCTTGCGCAAAGAGCTAATTAGGACACAACCAGAAGGATTCCTCGCAAGCGAATTCATGCCGGGGCAAGCTGCCTTGCGCACCGAGTTACTTGGGGAACAACCGGAAGGGTTTGGCGCAGCCTCGTTTATGCCGGGGCAATTTGCCTTGCGCAAAGAGCTACTTAGGACACAACCAGAAGGATTCCTCGCAAGCGAATTTATTCCTGATCGTGACGCGTTGGCCAAGGTGCTATTTGGGGAACGACCAGATGCGTTTGGCGCAGACGAATTTATTCCTGATCGTGGGGCGTTGGCCAAGGTGCTATTTGGGGAACGACCAGATGCGTTTGGCGCAGACGAATTTATTCCTGATCGTGACGCGTTGGCCGGAGTGCTATTTGGGGAACGACCCGATGCGTTTGGCGCAGACGAATTTATTCCGGGCCGTGACGCGTTGCGCACCGAGTTACTTGGGGAACGACCCGATGCGTTTGGCGCAGCCGCGTTTATGCCGGGTCAAGACGCGTTGCGTACCGAGCTACTTCGGGAACGACCAGAGGGATTCGCCGCAGACGCATTTATTCCGACAGAAGACGAGTTGACAAGCACGCTGGCAAACTTGCGGCCCGATGCGTTTTTGCCGAGCGAACTCCTACCAACGGGGGCTCAGCTAACAAGCACGTTGGCAGGCTTGCGGCCCGATGCGTTCTTGGCGAGCGATCTTTTGCCAACGGAGGAGCAGCTGGCAAGCACGCTGGAGGAGCTGATACCACCCGCTGGGAAACCAGCTGGCCCAGGCGGCACAGGCGACACAGGCGACACAGGCGACACAGGCGACACAGGCGACCCGGCTGAACTGGAGGGGATGGACAAGCTGCTGGCAGACTTACAGTCAGTCATAACGACGTTGACAACTGGCCCCACTACAGCAGAAGAGCTACGAGCTGATCCTCTCACGGCATCACTGCTGCTGGACCTGGAGAAGCGCAACGAAGAAGATCGGGAGCAGGCAAGGGAAGACCTGAACCGATTGGGCATGATGGACTCTGGCAATCGAATCGACATTATGAACGAGCTGCGAGCCGGTCAGAGGCGAGCTGAGGCGAGCGTGCTGGGTGATGCTGCCGAGCGTTATCGCACAGATCGGGTCAGCGGCCTGACGGGCGGCACGGACTTGTTCGGCACGGCCTCACAGCGCGAGCTGGGCCTGGGCGAACTGGACTTGAGCCGAGACCAGACAGACCTGGACATCATCGCCGCCATCACTGCAGCACTGGACCCGGATTTGGAGATTGACACGGACGATGAGAAGCAGAAAAACCTTGCAGCGATGTTGCTGGGCCTGACAGGAATCCCGGACGAACAGTATGACCAGCTTTTGGATTTGATCGACCTGGATCCGGAGCATCGGACGAGCTACGGACGCGGCAATCGGCCAAGGTTCAGAGGAACCCCAAGATAATGACAATAGGGAGCTAAATTATGGACCCGCTTACATGGGCAATGATTGGACAGGGGGCGCTGAGTCTCGGCGCAAGCGCTCTCGACTACCGAGCCCAAGGACGGGCCGCCAGACGGCAGCGCGAGCGAGATGCTTTAAACGCGGTTGTTGGGTCATTGTCTAACAAGCAGAGCGCCCGAAGGGCCCCGGCGCAGGGCCAGTCGGTAGCTGCCAATGTGCTTCGTGGCCTTGATCCGCTAACGCAAATGATGATGCAGCGTGCGCAAAGGAAGCCGACCCCGCAGACGCAAGACGTGAGTGGGTCACAGGCAGCTGTGAACAGTTTAAACCAGATACTGGAGAATCTCCGCAACCGGTCTCAACAGGGAGGCTCAACTGGCGGGGTCGGATTTCCATGACACAGGCTATAGCAAGTAGACCAGGTGGCAACAAAGCCAGGGTCTCCGTTCAGGAACGCATTGATCAGTTAGTTGCACAGGGGGTTCCGCTCGCTGAGGCGACCGAGCAGGCCAATAGGGAGGCAGTGGCTGCGACAGAGGTTATGCTTCCGGTTGGCGCTTCAGCCGGAGAGCCTTTGCCGGTTGAGGGGGTGGGCGAAGACGCCCAGCAGGAGATCAATGGACGGGACTCCGGTCCTCCAGGCCGGTCAGGTGATGGCGGGTTTGCCGAGCACGCACGTGTGGCCCGCGAGCATGGGGTCGTCGATCCGCGCCTAAAGCGGATGTTAGAGGAGCGTCTCGGGCAGGAACTGACCGACGAAATGTTCCTTCGAATTTCCAACCCTGGTTCGGTAAGGCCGGGCTTAAGCCCGGTTGAGCTGGATGCGCCCGAGCCAGATCTGACGCCACTTACGGCTCCGGCTTCGCCGACAGTAGATAAGGTGCCGTTTAAGCAACGAGCGATACATGAACTGACCCGCGACCAAGGCGACTTGGGCTTTCGCCTGTTGCAGACGCTGGGCAACGTGGGCGGGGCCGTCGCTGGCGGCCGAGCTATTCAGGATGCCAACAGGCAAGACCAATCATCGCAGGCGCGGGCCAACCTCATAAATGCGCTGTCCAGCCGTGCTGTCGCCCGTGGCACTCGCACGCAGCCGTCGCTGGGGCTCCTGGGCCAGTTGTCGTCTGGCCTTGCTGGGATTGGAGAGGCAGGGCAACAGCACGGAAAACTGCGCCGTGCGAGAGACAAGCAGAGGTTTGAGGAGAAGGACGCCACAAGGCTGAGAGACATAGCAGAATATAATGCGGTCTCGTCCCGCATATCCGCCTTGGCAAATCAAGGCCGAGGGCAGCGGGGCGACGGGCCTAAAAAGCTAACACAAGCTGAGCTATTAGAGCTACGGCGTTTACACCCTGGTGGCGTAGACCTGGACGAAAAAGACTTTTTGCCTACACAGTGGGCCATCATCAGAGGCGACCCCGAGGTAGAGGAACCGGAAGGTTTAGACCGGTGGGAGCTGGAGAATCTTCGACGACTTTACCCTGGTGGCGTAGGGCTGCCAGAAGAAGACTACACTGAGGATGATTGGCGAATTATTTCGGGTGCCGCTCCCGATCCTGAAGAGGATGACCCGACGGACACGGACGTGCTGGCCCTGGCTGATGCCATCCGTGGCGAGATGGCCCCAGGCGAGCGACTGTCTCGGGAGCAGGTAATGGCACGGATCAAAGGCGATCCGGCTTTGTCGGCCCAAATGGGGGCAATGGGAGATCGCGCAAGCACGGTCATCAACCGGGCTATGACTCCCACGGCTGTGGCTGGCCGGGCTATGCCTGGGTCCGGCAGCCGCAGCGGGGGCTTGACAGCCACGGGTCGGATGAACCTCCAAGAGGCGGAACTATTCGAAGTCCAGGTGGCACAGGTGGCCAATATGTTCAGCCAAGCACAGCTCAAGGGTGGCATGTTGGATCGTGTGCTGGCCGCTATCGGGGCAACAGGGATGCCCACGATTACGGACGAGGCTGGCGAAGAAATGTCCATGGACATCGAAGACAGAATCTTTCAGAAGTTTTACCCGGAGGATTCAGTCTTCCGTCAGCAGCTGGGAGCCTTCTCCATCCTCTATGCCAGTGCCATCAACAACGGTCGCCCGAGCGAAGCAGACCGGAAGGCTGCCGCACGAGCATTGCCGGTCATCGGGGAATCGGAAGAGGTGCAACGTCAGAAGCTGAAGCTACTGAGCGAGGTCGCCCTGGCTCGCACGCTGTTGCTGCGTGCCAACTTGGACTTAAAACTCCAAGGCTTCCTTAACCTAACGCCAGTCAACCCGCTGATGCAGCGCACCGTCCTTATCGACGCCATCTCTGAGCGGATGGGGCCAGCCTCTGCCGCAGAGCTGGCAAACAAGTTGCGGGCAAATGACCGGCATTTTGCCAATCCAGAAGATGCGGAGTCGGTAGACTATGCCGGGATCGAGGTGCGCGACTATACGTCCGCTGCCAGCGACAGCACCTCCCCCCCGGAGGAAGAATAGGCAAATGGCAACCGACAAACGGTTTGCATCACACGCCGATTTAGGCCAGTGGTGGACGGACCAGCATCCAGAGGACATCTCCCTTCGACGAATGGACCCGGCTGAGATTGGTCGCCAGCTGCTACCGCAGCTGGCACCCCAGGGCTTCACCGTGGTGGACGAGTGGGGCAAGGTCGATCTGGGGGAGATGGCGTCGAACTTCCCTGGTGATGTGTGGGAAACGGGAAAGGAGAACGTGGAGGGCATTGCCCATGCCGTTACTCACCCTGTCGAAACAGCGGAGCAGCTGGGCGACCTCGCCGTGGGCGGCATTGCAGAGCTGGGCGATGCCACCAGGCGACAGCGGCCTTACCTTGGGGCTCCTATGCTCCAGACGCTGGGTCGCGGCCTCGAAGCTACAGGATTGGCAGATGACGAGAATCGTGCGATGGCCCGTGGATTCTACGAGCAGTATAAACAGAGCTTTGAGCCGGGCCAGGTTGAAGAACGTCCCGCCAATGCCCTGGCCAACGTCATGGACGTTCTGCCGGTAGGGCCGAAGGCTCTGACCAAATCTAAACTGCTGCGCACGTTGGGCACGGCGACACCATCACGCTTAATGCTTCCGCGCAACGTCGGTGCTGGCGTGCAGTCTATAATCGGAGGGGCGCGGGACCGGCTCACCAGGTCTGCTTCTGAGGAAGGAGGCCGTTTAAACAGAATGAAACAGCAGTTGAAGCGCTACCGCGACATGAACCGGGTAGGCGGCCGCACCATCCGCCATGACGTTGGGTCCACGATGTTTGGCATCACCACAGGTCGCCCGGCTGAGTTCATCTCACAGCTTTTACGACGGTCCAAGGGGGATACGCCCAAGTTAGGCAGGGATTTCCGCAGATTCTTCGTAGCAGCCCGACAGATGGGCCGTGGTGAGCTGGCTGGCCGCCTGCAAAGACGCACCTTTGAGGCAATGAACCGGCTGCAGGAGAAGATGCAGTCTGCGTACCGGAGCGGAACGGAGGAAGTGTTCGGGAATCTTGATGAGGTTCCCAACTTACCCATGGATCGGCTGCGGGAGGACGTTTCGCAGGCGATGGCAAGCATTGGCGTACAGGTCGGCCCTGACGGCAGGCTACTGTTTGATGAGTCATTCGTGACGCCGCTGGGGGGAGCCCGTGAGACGCTACGCAAGACGGTTGAGCCCCTGTTTAACCCGGAGCGACCTGCTGGTGCAGGAAAGCCGACTGTGGGCTTGCACAGCGATGCGATCAGCGCGTCCGAGCTGCACCGACAGCGACAGCTGGTTGACGATGCGCTGTCCACCCTGTCGGCCGACTCTGACGTGTCCACCAGGGCACGACATGGCCTACGCGCCGTGCGTGAGGCAACGGCTACTTACTTGGAGGACGCGCTGGGCGAGAAATACGTGACGGCGATGGAGGATTATCACATCGCCAGCATCTTGATGGATGAGCTTCAGACCAATTTGCGAGTCAACCCCGGCCAGATCACGCGGCGGGGTCAGGTTGTTGGCGGCTCTCAGGAGCCTGCCATGCGAGCCATGGAAGGAGCTATTGGCGATACGGGCCTGTCGGCACGGCGTTTAGACGCCATCGAGTTGCTGGAAGACATCACCGATACCAAGGGATTGGTGGACATGCAGCTGGCACAGATGGCGCAAGCATGGGCAGGCGGCGGGCTGATCGTTCGCAACGAGTTGGCCCAGCTTGGCCGCGAAATACTGAAGCCAGTCGGTGCCTTAATGGCGGGGGGCGCAGCCGTGGGCGCTGGGGTCGCTGGCACCGTTACCGGCGCAGTGACGGGTGGCTTGGCAGTGTTGCCCGCAGTTGCCTTGTTCAGCCCACGCCTCATGTCGTCCCTCATCGTGGGCCGTGGGGAGTTAGGTGGCATCCGCCAGGCTGTGAAGCGGAGCTTGTCAGACAAAAGCAAGCAGCGGATCGAACGTATTGCTCAGGCCATGCAACGGCTGGACGAGATGACGGGCGGCGATCTGCGGCGGCTCGCGCAGCGGGAGGGCTGGAACGTGACTCAGCTGATGGAGCGTTTAGACGTGCAGCAAGAAAGCCAAACGCCTGTATACTCACAGCAACAGCAGAGACAGAGAGAAACCTTGCAGGCGTTGACCGGAGGACGAGGGGGCGACATCCCCTCAGAGCCAGAGTAAGCAGTAGTAGGAGGAACGGGAGTAGAAACACATGAAAGCGTGCCTAATGTAAGCCGTACTAAAACCTGGGTTTCTGACGAGGTACTGACCGCTGCTCACCTAAACGCTGAGTTTAACGGCATCCTCGCGGGCATAAACGACAACGCCCTCGACAACGACAACCTATCCCAGACCGACGACTATCTGTTGCGATCATTGGTGTTGGGATCTGGTGTCGCCGCAGGGGCCGGAGACGGCCAGCTGCATGTGCACGTGTCCTCTGCTGGAAGTGTCGCAGCCCATGCCGATGCCAATGATTTGGTGGTGGAAAGCTCCGCCAACACCGGCATGACCCTTCTCTCGGGAGCCAGTGCCACCGGCTCGATCCACTTTGGCGATACAGACAACGACGTCGGATCAATCGTCTACACCCATGGTACCGACATGGCCTTTACTGTCGAAACAGTGGAGGTGCTGACGCTGGCAACCGCCTCAGTGACCAACAACGTCAACACGTTTGTCGGCAACGGGTTCGGTGCTGTCATCGGGCACACCGCCCAGGAAACGATCTCCGATGGCGGCGGGGCGACTGATGTGGTCCCTGAGTTTCAGATTCTGGGCACTGCTGCTGCCGACATGACGGCCATGATTGGTGGATGGTCTACGACGGCGACTCGCGCTGCCGCGCCTGTGCTGGCCCTGGCGAAGAGCGGCCATGCGTCTATTGGCAGTCATACCGTAGTAACAGATGGCGAGATCCTCGGTTCCATTATCGCCTATGGTGACGATGGAACAGATATAGAGTCTCCAGCAGCGGCGATTGAGTTTGCGGTAGACGGAACGCCCGGTACTGGTGATATGCCGGGGGAGATCAAGTTCTACACAACGGCTGATGGGGGGGAGACATTGACGCTGGGCCTTACGTTGTCTGCGGCACAGGCAGCGACATTTGCCGGGGCTGTCACCGTTGCATCGCTGGCTTGCACGGCAGCAGGTACGTTTGGAGGGGGCTACGGTAGCACTGGCGCGACGATCTCTACGGCTGGCGTCATACAGGCCAATGGAGCTATTACGAGCGATGGGGCCGTTACAGGAGCGACCCTTGCAGGGACCATCTCTACGGCGGCTCAGAACTCTATCACTTCAGCTTCATCACTGGCAACCGTAGGCACAGTTACTTCTGGAACTTGGAGTACCGGGGCAGTCATAGGTGGAGCAACTGTGACTGTGGGCAGTGATGCTACCGGAGATGTGTACTATAGAAATGCCAGTGGAGTATTTACCAGGCTGGCAGTAGGATCGGACGCAGACGTTTTGACGCTTGCTTCTGGTATCCCTTCGTGGGCGACCCCAACGACAGGTGACATCACAGGCGTAACGGCAGGCACCGGACTATCGGGCGGCGGGTCCAGTGGGGGTGTTACTCTTGCTCTTGATCTCTCGGAGCTTACTGATACAGCGATTGCTAATGGTGACTATATCGTATTCACGGATTCTACCGACAGCAATGCAACTGTAAAAGGCGACCTGGCAGACGTAGCTACACTATTTGCTGGGACAGGGCTTACCGCTTCGAGTTCGGTGATAAGCATTGATGCAGCACAGACTGGCATTGATTCACTTCTCGCTACCGACATTAAAATCGGTGAAGATGACCAGACTAAAATAGATTTCGGGACAGCCAACGAGATTGCTTTCGTCGCTAATAATTCGACGGCTATGTATATCACCAGCACCGGCGGCGTGGTTCATGGTCATACTGACGCCGTATTCAATTCGGGAATGGAGCTTATAGAATCCGCAGCAGGTACCGCGTTCGACATCTCAGTTCATTCTACAACCGACACCGATATGGGACAGATCAGGTTCCGCAAGTCCGCAAGCGCCACCGTTGACGGCGACGGTGTAGCTACTGCCGATGGCGAATCGTTTGGGCGGATTGCCGCTATGGGTACCCGCTCGACTCCAGCGTACGCATTCTCGGCGAGCATTGATTTTGAACAAGATGGGTCAGTGGGCGCAACGGCTGCTCCGGGGCGAATATTATTCAGCACAGCCGCTGGAGGCTCGGCTCTCGCAGAAGTCATGCGGATTGACTCGTCCAAACTTGTTACCGTTGCAGATGACCTCCACGTTGGAGGGGATGTAATGCGTGTCAGTGCCGGGGCTGGTACGAGGATGGAGATTATATCGTCGGCGGGTAGATCGTGGAGGATTGGCGATGGCGTAGGGACCAGCAATGGCATTTTTACCATATATGATGCCACTGCTTCGCTGGGTCGAGTGTTTCTGGATTCTAATGGAATGCTCGGGATCGGAGATGCAGCTAACGCCAACATGACCCAGGGCCTGACCATCAACCAGGGGTCGGCTGATAATGAGATACTTACCCTGAAATCTTCATCTGATGTGTCGGCTGGAACTATCGCATCAGAGACAGATACATTCGGGTATATGAAAAAGGTTACAGGCGTCGGTGGAGGGTTGGTATTGAGCGGTGTGTCTGATCCAGCTCACGATGCAGACTCTCCATCTTTAATGCTCTTCGGTTATTCTGACGATTCTTTTACTAATAACAATAAATCATCCGCGAGTTCCAGAGGGAGAGTGGAGTTTTTCGCTTTCCAGCATGATAGCGCGGGGGCCACTGCTGCATTAGCAGCAGACACAAATGCTTTTGCTTTTAGGGGCGGCACGGGCACCAGCAGTGCGTCAAGATCTCTTGTTATAATTGATGAAGACGGCGACCTGTACTCTATCACCTCCGCTCAGACCTTCGACGCTCACGACGATGTGGCCCTTGTCTCTGCACTCGACATGGCACAGGCCCCGGATCAGATCATCAAGACCGAGTGGGAGGACTTTACCAAATACAACGAGCAAGCACTGATCGACGCCAAGATCCTCGGGGCACCCGTCAGCGAGGGTGGGTTGACCAATCAAACGCAGTTGGCTCGCCTCCATAACGGTGCCATTCGGCAGTTGGGGCGGGGTCAGGCTGAGATGAAGGCCGATTTTTCTGAAGCCCTCGACCAACGAGACACCAAGATCGCCCTGCTGGAGCAGCGGCTGAACCGACTGGAGAATTAAAATGGCTATTCGATTTACGTGTCCCGTGATGCGGGGCGAACTGTCGGCCACCAATGCCTATGTGCGGCTGGGGCCAATATCAATCTCGAAGAACCGCGAGAGTGATCCAGAAACATGGTATCTCACGGCAGACATCGAGGTCTTTGCGGACGTGCCGGAAGAGGGTGACAGTGCCCTCCAGAGTCTCCATGTGGACCGCTTCAAGATGTCCGACATTGATCCCGCTGCGACAACCGTGGCGACCGTGTACGGCGGTTTGAAGGCATGGCTGGTGACAAATACAGCTGTGACTGCCGTGACGCAGTTATCCCATATCACTGACGCATAAGGAGGCATGTCATGCCCAAGGTAGGCGGCAAGAGTTACGCGTACACGCCAGCAGGGAAAGCTGCTGCGACGAAAGAGGCTAAACGGTCGGGCCGTAAAGTGACCAACACACGTAAACCGAAGAGGAAGTAATTATGGCAGACGAGCCGACAAGGGAGCAGCTGATCGAGCAGTTACTACAGGAGCAGGGCGCTCGTTTAAACCAGATTGCCAGCGCTGATCCGGTCATCAACCGGATTGCGGGCAAGCTGGAGATACTGCAAGCATTAAACGCAGAGGAACCGGAATTAAAAGTGGTTGAATCCGAAGCAGAGGAGGATGCGAGTGGGACTCTTGGGTAGTTTTGTTGTCGAGCGTGTAAAATCAGTCGTGTCTAAAAAGGTTGCCGGGGGTGCGGCCAGCGTGGCCTTGGCAACGGGAGGCTCCACAGAAGGAGCCATGTACGCCTTGGGATACACCGCCCTCCAGACCATCTATGACGGCTGGAAGCATTACTGCGACACCGTAGTGGCGGCCAGGGGATAAAGGTGCTTGAGCAATGTCGTGGTGGACGCGCTTGCGGAATTGGCTACGGCGCAGGCCGCCGCCAAATCGGCGCACCATGCAGCGGTTGTTGCGGCAAGGTAGGTTTCGTCGCACTGGCCTGACGGATCGGAAGAAATGACCAATGCCGCACTTTCCAGACTCTAAAAATGTCGCCTCTTTTGGAGATTTGAGGCGGCATTACGACGCGCTCAAGAAGGAGCTGGAGCAGGCCGAATCTGCCATCAAGGCCGAAAGATGGGGGCACAGTCAAGCGGCGAAGGGCAAACGCCAAACTCAGGCAGAGTTAAAACAATCCAAGGGTAAAACCGCCAAGCTGCAGAAACAGGTTACCGCCCAGGAAAGAGCCAAGGAAGACAGCAATAGGGCGGGAGCGTGGAGCGCCAGCGCCGCGACAGCTGTCACGATTTTTACGGAAATATGCCGCTCGACCGGCCAATGGCCGGGCGGATATGGCTGGGAGGGAGTGTGGACCCATTCCGCGACGACCGCCGCGCTCGTCGCGGGAATCACCTGGGTTTTCTCTCAGGCGTATGCCGCCACGCAGGATTAAACAGCATAAAAAAGGGCTCCCCGTTTCGGCAAAAACGGGGAGCCCTTTAAGCTCGCTTTAACTAACTGCTGCCTACTCAACCGGCCTGCTGCTGGTCAAAGCTGGCAAACTGGTCGTGGATTCGCTTCTCTCTCGACTTCATGTAGCGCAGGGTCATATCCACCTTCTTGTGTCCCATGGCGTTTTTTACCACGTCCAGCTCCATGCCGCTTTCGCCCCACCTCGTGGCTGCTGTGTGTCGCAGGACGTAGCGGGTAATGTGAGGGATGCCCACTCGCTTGGCCGCTGACTTCAGCGCCTTAATAATGTTAGCGCCCGGCACTGGGGGGTGCTCGCCGTTCAGCTGGCCAACGTGATTCCAGCGCTCGGTAATGGCCCCACGCACGCGGGTCGTCATGGGAACGTAGCGGTCGGTATCCGTCTTGGACTCCACGACCCGGATCTGATTGTTGTCGAAGTCGATATCGTCCCACGTCAGCTTCTTTAGCTCGCATGGACGCATCCCCAGGTCCACGGCCAGCAGCGTGAGATAATAGGCGACGGGCGATATGGAGACCGTGCGGAGATCGGTCAATAGCCGTTCCAGCTCGTCGTCGCTCAACGCAGGCGGGATACGGTCACCGTAATTTGGCTCCCGCCGTCGCTCCAACAACCGGGCCGGATTGCCGGGGCAGTAGGCCCGCGCAGGGTTGCTGGCCCATCTAAACAGGGTCGAAAGCGCTGTGATCCAGCCGTTCCAGCAGGACGGGCCAACCCTGCCCCCCTCTCGGTTTTTCTCTGCCCCTTCGAGGATTGCCAGCAGATCGACGGGCCGCACGGAAGCGATGGGCAGGTTGCCAATCGCTGGCAGGATCAGACCGTTGTAGTAATAGGTATTGTTGCTCCAGACGCCATCGCTCCACCCGGTCCACTTCTTGCAGAACTCGGCCCACGCTGCGGCTACGGTCATGTCACCGCGTGTGGGTCGCCAGTCGCCGTGCAGCTCCAGATCATCATTTATCCGGCGGGCCACCTTTATGGCCCCCTCCAGCGTTCGACACTTGGTGGAGAACTCGAATCTGCGCTTGTCATCATTGCGATAACGTGCGCAATAAACCCCCGACTTCAATCGAAGCGTCACCCGTCCCACATGATGAGACTTCGGTAAGGGGGGCGGCTTGCGTGGTGCCATTGTAAATCCTTCCTTTATGAGTCGCCACTCCTATATGGCTCTGGCAACATACAGATGGATTTATTTTTTCTCAAGCCTTTTCCCCCATACTTCCCCCATACTTCCCCCAACATCCCCCAATCCCCTTGGTGACCGGCGGTGACTTATCGTGACTGGAAGTGACGTTTACTCGAGGTAGAGAAACGGAGCGGGAGTAGCTCAGAGGTAGAGCGCAACCTTCCCAAGCTGGAACGCTACCTTCGTAAGTGGTTGCAGTGCAAGGGGT